CGTCTGCTATATTTTGTGTATTTACCACAGAACCTCTAGTGTAACTTGATACACTTATTGTTGGTTCTTTGATAATATTCACAGTGTCACCAAAGTTTTCAATTTCCCCAAAGTAATCGGTATTAGTAATGTCTTCTGCAACCGAAGCACGTCTGAAGAATTTGAGAACTTTTTGGCTAAAAATTTGAGGAGTGAAATTACCTGACGGTAAATTTCCGTATCCTGCTGCTGTTCCAAAAGCCATTTTCTCTCTCCTTAATTGAGGTTTAGCTGTTTAAGTCTATTCGCCCTTCAGACCTTGCTTGATCGATATCTTTTTCAAATTTCTCGAACTCCCAAGGTTTCATCTTGGCGATATCAGAGCCTTTCCAAATCTTTTTGTTATTAGAGTCTGAAGTTGCTATATCTCTTACAACTGGTTTTGATACAGCCATCGCAGCATCTTTAGACTTATTAACTGTCTTAGATTTTTTAGGTGTTCCAACGTCAGCTTTATACAAATCAACAACTCTACTTGCCCATTTTGCATCAGTGTTATTATTATAGATACCATCTGAGATTGACTCAGGTTGTTTATCTAACCAACCTAGAAAGTTATCATCACTTTTCAGTGTGTTAAAATCTGGTTGTAGTCTAAGAAGCTCTTGGTAAGAATTTTCTTTTGCAAGTTTTGCTTCTTTTTCTTTAATAGCACTTAGCTCTTGTTCTAATTTTTGAACCCTAGTATCAGATTTGCTTGTAGATATTTTATCAATAGCTTCATACACATCAGGATACTTTGATTTAAAATCAGTTAAGTTATTGTCTTCTTGCACTTCTGCTTTGTCTTGAATAGCTTTTACTTGATCAACAAGCACTTGCTTTTCATTTTTCCACTCTTCTAGTTTGCCATCGTAATGTTTTTTTAAATCGTCATACCGTTTTTTAAAATCAACACTTTCTTTTTTTGTAGGACTAACAAAACTATTTGTCTGTTCTGTTTCTTCTTGAGTAGCTACTTGTTCAGTAGGGTCAGATGATTCTTCCTGTTGCTCTTCGTTTTCAACCTCTTCCTCTTCTTTATAAACCTCTTCACGATATTTATTACGATAAAGATTTGGATTGTTAACGACACCAAAAGAGTCGTTGGGTTTATTGGCTCTCGCACCTTTTACTTGTTTTGCCATAGTTTTATACCTCATTTATGCAGTGCCACTGGCTGTGGGTAGCTGCTTCGGTTCATCAGGGCCACTAATACGTGGGTAGCTGACTAATTCTTATCTTACTCTTTGATAAAATCTGTGTTTTCCTATTTGTTTGTAAAACTTTAACTTAGGGTTTTGTTCATTGCTTTCTGATGCTTTGCCCTCTACTGAGTATTGAAAAACATCAGCAGGTAACATCTCTGTTTCGTAGTCTGGTTCTCCTCCACCCTTTGTTAAAACGTTTTCTGCAGCGTCTAAACCTGCTTGAAATACTTTAGGATTGTTAATAATTTCTTTTAATCTATTTTTAAGATTAGTTCTTTCTAAACCATCATACATAAACATTCTTGATCCTGTTCCTCTTCTTGAACGTTGTTTCATAATCTCTGGAACTGTGTTTATGTTTCTATATTCAAATGTTCTGTCGTTCACTCTGTTTAAAATAGTTTGTATTACGGCTTCGAGTTCTGGAAGAGTTGAACTTTCTAAAGGTGTTTCAACTCCTGCTAATATAGCTAATCTTCCTTTATCTTCTGGTATTCTATCTATAAATTTTTCTATATCTGCTCTTAGAGGTTTTCTTTTCTTTAAAAAATCTTTAAACACAGTAAACGTAGCCATATCTTTAGTTACTGGTGTTGGAATAAATCCTTGTTCGTTTACCTCATCTCCGAATTTTTTTTTTATGAAGCCACCTTCTGATGCACTTTGCCTTTTTGCTTCGGTTACTCTTCGTTTACCTCGTTCATTCAAAGCTAACAAGCGTTTTCTTCCTATCACGTTAGCTAATTCAGGTTGTATGACAGCTTCTCCTGATGATATTGCAACATCAGTAAAATTCTTTTTTATATATTCATCATCATTATCAGATAGTTGTTTTCCTCTAGATCTCAAGTATCTTAAACCATCTTTTACCATCTTTATAAAGTTTTTCTCACCCATAAGATCGATTGATGGTTTATTCATAACAATCGTAGCACCCTCTGGGTTTTGATCATTTCGTAACTTTATAGGTATATCATCTGCTATACCTTCTTGGTCGGATGTCTGAGAAGCAGGTTTTTCTATAAATCCTGACTCTCTAGTCATTTCGTTTTCAAGGAGTTCGTTACCTGATATAACTAAATCATTGTCTCCTTTCATTATAGGATCTGGTGTCTTTTCGTCAAGCATTATTTCCTCTTCGCCTGATCCTTCAGCCATGCCAACTCTACCACCTTCAGCAAAAGCGTCACCTACATCGTAGCCACTGAAACCTTGAGAGTCATCAAATCCTGTATTATCTGGACTGAAACTACCCTCGTCTTGACCACCAGTGTCTTGATCACTACCTACAAGTCCAGTACTTCCTTCATTAATACGTTTTAATCTGTTTATTTCTCCTTTTTGATATCTATCAAAATCTGGTAGCATTTCACCTTCTCTTACAAGTGTCTTACCGTCATCCAATTTAACTATAGTTGATGGTTTGTAATAATTAAAGTTGACGTAGTTTGATATGTTTGTTCTTGTTTTTAACTTTTGACCTACAATACCTCCTGCATTTCTTGCAGCGTTTTGAAATTTATTAAGGTGATCTAATTTCTCTTGTTGATTTTTAAAGTTTCTACCTCTTGCACCTTCCATCCAACTTCTTGCAAAACCTTCTGCTTCTTTCTTTGAAAGATTACCAAACTGAAAGTTTGTTGCAGCCATAGCTTCAAAACCTTTTAAACTTCCCATGCCTAAAACTTGACCTTCCATAGTAACAAATCCACCATCTAAGGTATATCCTCCAATCAAACCACCTTCAGCAGTTCTAGATTGTAACGATCCCAGTTCTCCACCGTCATTTTGGAAGTTTCTAGGATCTTGACCTGTAATTAAAGACTCTATTGTTTTAGCTACCTTTTGATCTACTGTTTCAGGAAGACCTTTGTAAAAGCTAGTGCCTTTCATCCTGTATACTGTGCTGTTTCCGACTTTTACAGCAAACCCTGTGTCCTTTTTAAGTGAACCTGCTTCTATAGGAGTAGTTCCTCCGATTGCGTCTATGCCTACGTAGTTTGATAAAATACCTTTGTCTGCTTTTATTTGTGCAAGATCTTTATATTCTTGTTCTAAATTATAAGATTGTGCTATATTACCGATTCCAAATGAAGGTATGTATCTATCTTGACCTAATGGACTGTCCACTCTTTTTTGATCAAGCATACGCACAACAGTTCCAAAACCTAATAAACCTAAGTTGTTTAACAATAATCCACCTGTAGTTGATGTTTTTCCTATGTTTTTTGTTTCCTCGTCTTCAGGTATATTTATTCTACTGAACATACCAGATCTATCTAGTTTAAAATCTGTAGTGCCTAAGTAAGCATCTAATGAGTCATATTTTATATCGTTAAAATCTACTTCTTCAATACCAGATACACCACTCACAGTGGCTTGTTCGGCAACACTTACACCATCACCACCTTCAGTTTGATTCTTTGGCATGGCACTAGATACAGTAGTAGTAGTAGTTAATGTAGGATCTGTCTCTTCTACTGTTTTAGTTTCACCTGACTTATCAATATCTGGCATACCTAAATAGTAATTAAAAAAACTACCTCCATCTTTAGGTCTAGTTGTGTATCTATCTATAAAAGCCATTATTTACTCTTCTGTACTTGTTCACAATTATGTTTCAGTTTGAGGAGGGTTTCCAGTAAAACCAGTTTCCCCTGCAACTGGCGTAGCTCCGACTCCGACTGTGCTACCGTCAGTGCTTGCACCACTATTGTCTTGAGACTGTCTAGGTAATCCTCCAGTCCCTGCCATATCTGAGGGTTGTTGACCAGTGGAGTCACCATCCTCGCTTGCTCTTTGTTCAGCATTTGCCATCATTCCTTTCAACATTTCTGCGTATATTTGAGCTTCGTTAACATCGTTAACCAAACTATCAGGATCAATGTCTTGTGATATAGCTAATTCACGTATTAGGTTTGGTATCTTTATAAACGGTGCTAACATAGGATTGCTTACAGTTTGTAACAAGCCAATTAATCTTTGACTTCTTACCTCTTTCTGCATAACTGCCGCAACCCCTCTAGGTTTTATTTCAAGATCCCCTTTTACGTCATCCATGTCTTCGTTAAACTGCATGTTCCATTGAAAATATGCTTCACCTAAAGGTTTTAACAAGAAATCATCTATGTTTTTTATTACAGTTTTCATGGATAAATTTGCACCACCCATGAGCATAGATAGTCCTGCTGCAGTTCTACCTGTGCCAGTCACACCTGTTTGTCCGTGCATTATGGATGGTAATCCAGTTTGTTCGTCTGCAAGTTGTCTCGATACTTGATACATTTGTAAGTTTTCACCTGCAGTATTTGGAAATTTTAAGCCGTTTATAGCAGTGCCTGTCACACCAGACTGTCGTCTAAATATTTTACCGGGGAATATATCCATGTTCTGACCGGGGACTAAGCTTGCTTCGTCTACGTCAAATACAAGATTGCCTGCAAGTGCCAAGTTGTCAATAGCCATACGAACGTGTCCGTTCATTAATAGCTGTGCATCTTCCATGTTTTCTGCTACGCCAATACCCCATATTTGATATGGATTTGTTTCGTAAGGCATAACAAAGTATGGTAATCTTGTGGGTGTTAGTGGGTTAAGAACACATCTTAAAACTTTACCATTACATACCCAAGCGTTTATTTGAACAGATGAAATATTGTCATTGTCATCGTTCTTTGTCTCTTGTAGTCCTATTTCTTGTGCAAATTTTGAGTCTATAATCCCCCAGTATTCTAAAATCTCGTATCTGTTTTCTTGATATGATGCTTGAGTTTCATCATCTCTTATTGTATCTTCGTAATATTTATCTTCGTAGTTAGGACCTTTTTCTAAAATCTCGTTTATTGATTGTATATTGAAGTGTGGCATGTTGGCTAAAGATCTAACCTGATCACGATTCATTCTGTGTCTTTGTATAACATACTCACAGTCATCTATAGTTGTTGCTGATGGATCAGGATGAAAATCCCATAATGGAACATGCTCTATTCTAGGCACTATTTTCTCATATGGACTGTATTCTCTTTCATTTATTTCATTTCTTTGCCACCTGTGAATAGTTTTGTACATATTCAATGGGCCTTTTACTACACCAGTGCCTAACATAGCTGACTCAAATATAGCTTTTCTTATAAGAGTAACAGCATTTGTGTCCACTAATTGATCGTGTATTTGTTTTTCACACATCAAAGCTGATTCTTGTGCAGGCGATATTTGTGGTTCACCCACTTTTGCAGGACCTTCAGCTACTGGAGCATTGTCAAATTCTTTTGAGTATGCACCTAAAAAATCTCCTGCACGAGTAGCTCCGGGGGGTAACTCTCTTCCGTCACCTTCAAAACCAAATGGATCTTGAACACCCATCTGTTCTGCCATACCGTCTACAGGAGTTTTTAAATGTGCAAATTCTGCTACACCTTCTGGAATTGGAGTGGGTTCTACAACGATAGGGAACTTTTTGTTAGCAAATAATATGTCAACAATCTGTCCATACGCTGCTAGAACTTTAGTTTTCGTTATTTTGATAAACACACGAGATCGTTCAGAATCACGATACTGCGTGGTTGAATCGTATGTACCCCTAAAATTTTTGTAAGCTTTTAACCATCGTTGTTCGTGTGAAAACCTGCCTTTTTCAGATTCATCAAATTTAGTTTTGATGTAACCTGAAAGTCCGGGCATGAATTCATCAGCTTCATCTACCTCAACAATGTCATCTGAGCTAGGTTGTAAAACCTCATCTTCCATTAGTTTACTCTTATATTATATTAATTAAATCCACCAGTATAATTTCTGTCATCAGCCATATTAAAAAGTGAAGCTTCGACAGTTGGCTTGGT